GCCCGTCGAGCTAGACGAATTAAAGACTGGAGTATTGGTATCGCTGTTACCATTGCCGCCCTTTCTGCTGTTGGGATATGTGGTTATTTCCTTTATTGGCTCATAAGCATGAAGGGGAAGTAGGGTGTGGATTATATACGGAATCATAACAATCGCTGTCCAACCCGGCTTACTTCAGATAATTGACCGCAAAGAATACACCAACCCACAGGACTGCTTCAGGGATGCGATGGTCCTGATGCAAGATGAATCAGACCCACGTGGCATGGCCTGCGTGCCAATACCAAGTGACAAGAAGGGAACCTAATGACTGACCAAGAAAAGATGTACGACTTAAACGGAGACGGTGTCATTGATGCTGAAGAACGTAAGATCATGTTGGAAGACCTTCGCCGTAAGATGGAAGACGAAGATGCACAGCGTGACAGCATCCGTAAGATGGCGTGGTTTGCTCTCTTCGGTATGCTCCTCTATCCGTCAGGTATCTTTCTTTGTGATCTGTTTGGCCTTAATACCGCCGCTAGTATTCTGGGTGATATCTCTCCTACTTATTTCGTGGCTGTATCGGCCCTTGTAGCCAGTTTCTTTGGTGCGTCAGCGTACCAGTCTAAGAAGAAGGGTGACTAACTATGCTTAACTTGCTTCTCGGTCCCGCGCTAGAGCTTGGCAAAGACTTCCTCAAAGGTAAGGCTGAGGAAAAGAAAGCCATCCAAGAGCGTAAAATTAACATGATCCAGAACGATGCGGACTGGGAAAGCAAGATGGCTGACGCCACAAAGAATAGCTGGAAGGACGAGTTCTTCTCCGTCATATTGAGTTTACCCCTTATTGCTGTCGCGTATTCTGTTGCGATGGACGACCGTGCAATAATTGAACGTGTTAACGAGGGTTTTGCGGCACTTAGTGCCCTCCCGGAATGGTACCAATATCTCTTGTTTATTGCTGTATCTGCGAGCTTCGGTTTGAAGTCTGCGGATAAGATTATGGGTTTAAAAAAAGGTAAGTAATATATGGCTACACAGCAGGACTTATTAGCAGATGTCAAAGCTCCTACTGAGTTAATCTCCGATATGGAGACAAAAGCGGGTATGGGTACTGACGCCGCAAAATTACCAGAAGGTACAAAGATTGAGCCGGTACTCCAGACCGTACAGGAAGATGAGCTTGTTACTGCGCCAGACAAACTCGAAGATATCTCTGTAGAGACTAAGAAAGCATCTACAGAAGGCTTAGAAGTTAAAGCTCCTACTGCACCAGAAGCACCGCAAGTAACTACAGCAACTACCGTAGGAAAAACAGGAGAAGCAGAGGCCGCCCAGCTCGAGGCCCCGTCTGCTGGATCGTTGATTACCGACGTACCCCAAGGCACACTATCTGAAGGTGCTCTTGCTCGAGCCGCGCAAGGTGAAGTATCAAAAGAGTCAACCGTGCAGTTTCAAATTGGCGAGTTGATGAGTTCTATTGAATCAGGGAAACCTCTTCCTGCGTGGGCTACTGGTGCCGCACGAGGTGCGACTGCCCTGATGCAACAGCGGGGTTTAGGATCGAGTTCAATGGCAAGTGCCGCGATGGTCCAAGCTCTTATGGAGTCTGGGATTCCTATCGCCGCGGCTGATGCAAAGACGTATGCGTCAATGGATCTTGCAAACCTCAACGCACGTCAACAAACAGCCCTTGCTAACGCCGCAACAATTGCCGCAATGGATAAAGCAAATCTTGATGCAAGGATGACTGCCGCGGTAAACAACGCAAAAGCATTCTTATCCATTGATCTTCAGAATTTAGACAACCGACAAAAGACTAATACCCTCAACTTCCAAGCCGAACTGCAAGCTCTCTTCACAGATGCGGCGGCTGAAAACGCTACGCAACAATTTAATGCGAAGAGCCAAATGCAGGTTGAGCAGTTTTTTGCAGAGCTTGGTGTGCAGGTAGATAACGCCAACGCCAACCGTATTGCCGCGATGGACCAGTTCAATGTGAGTGAAGCAAATGCGATGACGCAGTTTTCTGCAAGTCTTAACGATGCGCGTCAACGCTTTAACTCGCAAATGCAAGTACAGATTGATCAGTCGAATGCTTCGTGGAGACGTGATATCAACACGGCAAACACTGCGATTCAGAACGAAACAAACAGAATTAATGCAACAAATCTCTTAAACATGACAACCCAAGCTCTCAACAATCTTTGGCAGAAGTACCGGGATGAAGCGGCGTGGGCTGTTCAAATGTCGGAGAATGCACAACAGCGAGCACATCAGGTCGGTATGCTCGCGATGGAGAACGACTACAATACGTCGATGTATGATAAGCAATTTGAAAACGAAGCAGTAATTGAGTTAGGAAAAACTGCGGTTGAGATTGTGTACGGCGTAGCGTCGGATTAAGGAGCAAGGTATGAGTTTTTGGGATACATACGTTAGTCCGTACATCGCTGATTTTACGAGCGGTTGGACGTACGGTGACGAAGCAGAATCTTATCTAGATTTGCCTGAAAGTGGAGGGCTCTCTAGTTTTTTGTACACAGCGGGAGACTACGCTGAAGATGTTTACGACTACGCCGGTACAGCCGCTAGTACAGCATGGGACTGGACTAAGAAAGGTGTCACAGCATGGCAAAAAGGGTCTTCGGCTTTATCCGAACTATCTGGTGGTAAAGAACGTACCAGAACGATGCCAACACCAAAAGGTGTTTCGGCTGATGGTAGGTACAGTCCGGGGTCCTTCACTTCTGGTCAAGCCGCTAACGGTCGTATCGGACAATCTAACTCCACTGTTCAGCAAGGTATGCGGAGAATGTCCCAAAACTCTGATTTAGCTTGGGTTGCTCGCTTAGGGGGTGATCGAGTTCCGTTGACAAGACGGGGCGGCGCAACTACAATGAGAATAAGCACAAACACCCCCATCTCTGTACGCTCCTCCACTAAGGTGTCATAACAATGCCGTTACCTCCCCCAAATGATCCGCGTTTTGCGGACCCTATGTCCCGCGCACCTGCGGGATTTAGTCTTACACAGCCAAAAGGAAAGTGGGCGTGGGATAACCCTGCGCGTTTTGCAGATCCTGAAGAGGCTCTAGACTACGTTTTAACGCAAGCAACAAAACCGAAGACAGAGCAACGGTACTTAAAGCTGATGCTCGCTGGAATTACTGTAGAAGAAATTGTGAACTCGCTCGCAATTGGGGGATTTATGAGCGGCACATTCTCAGTTGATGTTGCGGAGCTTATTAAAGGACCACTCGCAATTCACTTCATGGGGCTAGCCGCAGAGAACAGAATCCCGGTTCGTGTTGTATCGACAGCGGACGGCATGCCTGATGAAAGCGATGGATTGGATGACACAACAATCCTCAACATCATGCGTCAAAAGAACCCAGAAGTTTACCGACAAGTTATTGCTCGTAATAACCAAGCAATGGAAGAACTCACTATGCGGGAAATGGATCAACAGCAAATAGCCAATGGCAGTTTCTTAGGAGTTGAAGAATAATGTTACCTTTACTCGCACTCGGTGTAGGTCTAGCGTCAGGAGCTAGAGCAGTATCTGCCGCGGAAGCTAAGAAAACGGCAAAAGAGAAAGAGGCGCAGGACGCAATTGATCTTGCCTTTAATAAAGAGCTTGCAAAGAAAAAAGCAGGAGCAATGTTTCTTTTAACGCCGCAGGGTGCTACGCAGACTGAGCACGATCTGTTTATGAAAGAGAAGGAAGCACTAATAACAGGCCGTGCTGGGATTACTATTGAGGGAGAGAGTGAGGCCGCAAAATTACAGCGCGATCAACGTCGTCTCCGGGAACGTAACATCGCACTCGGTACTGATACGGCAACGCCTGCACGTACCATCGCACAAACAATGGGCGAGACTATCGATCCAAACGCCGTATTTGTCTACCGTCGTGTCAACTCATTTAAGGATGGAATGCCAGCCCAAATACGCGACCAAGATACTGGACGTATGTATGAAGATGTCACCACGGGCCAGTACATCCCACGTGGTACAACAGGTGCGGAGAAACTTCTCCACGCTCAACGGGAGATTAGCGGGCAACAATACGCTTTCTGGGAGCAACGCTATCCAACTCTCGCGGCTCAATGGAAGGGGCAACTCGGCTCCTATCTCGAGCAGGCCGCGCTAGACTACACCCGTACTGTAGAGGGCGATCCAAAACTCGCCGGTCAAAGAACACCCCGAATTCCCGCAAGTTTGATTGAGTCGGTCGCTACGACTTACACTCCAGACCTAGCAATTGAGTTACTTGAGGGTGTGTATAATGATATCTCTAAGGAGTCTAAAGCTAAACTATCAGAGGTTTATGCAAGACTGTACAACATGCGTATTCCTCCCGAGCAAATTGACTTAGATAAAAAGGTCGTAGTAAACCCGACGACAGGAGAAGAGGAAATTATAGGAGTACCTAAGGATGGTACCACTCTTCCTACTCTTGATACGTCAGAACGTGTGCTTACGGAAGGCGAAAAAAATATTATTAGAAATGCGGGCAAGAACATAAATATGCGTAACGCATCTACAGATGCCGTCGTAGAAGAAATACACGGGCTAGCTCTAACAGCTAATATGAAACCCACAGACGCACTTGATGCAATGCTCCACACTCGAGGAATTTTCCGTAATTACGACAATTATTATTCCCTCGATGCTAAAAGGAGGGGCGGGCAGTTTAATATTTTTGAAGCTGGCACAGGCACAAGTTACACCGGTGCAATGAAAGCGTACGATGAGTACACGAAAAAAATGGGTGTGTTTGATAGGCTAGATACAGACCATAGTATAGCGGCACTAACCCTCATCGCTCCCGTCAACGCTCTGGATGTTCAGTCTGAAACCGAGCGCAATGAGATGCGTGGACCGGCAAGTCTTTACCCTGCGTTTAAAACAAATGATATTGAGCGACTAAACAAAGAACAAGAACAATACGTAAAGTACATCGAGGGAACATACCTCGGTACTCAAAAGATGGCCGACATCACAAACAAGGCTGATGCGGCAAAGAACACTGTACTTGTTGGTCAAGCTCTCATGACTTCGTACGGAGCAGACAGCCCTGCAATTCCGGGTATTGTCGGTTCTGCGGTCAGTGCTTTGAATGGTTTTGGTGCTCAGATCGATTACTTTATGCAAGCAATTGATTTATCAACAGATACTGAGCAACAAAAGAGTAAGAATAAAGAGAAGCTCCTTAATCTAAAAAACAATCTCGATAAGGATATCGCAAATCTTAATGAGACAAACGAGATTGCCGTAGCAAATGCTGTCCAGAAATACTACGAAGGTGTTCTCGTTTACTCGATGGCTATGGCACTCCAAGGTGGTAACGCCGCGGCCCGTACGATCTCTGACGCGGATATTGAGCGTATTCAAAACCTCCTCAACTTTAACGGCACACTCCAAGATACAAAAGTAAAACGCGCTGTGATTCAGTCGGTCGTAACAGTGATGGAGCGACAGTACAAAATTGCGATGGGTCTTTCATCTAAGAATGAAGCGAGGGTCTGGGCGGCTTGGACTGCGGATAAAAAGATGATATCTGAGGGACAAGGGTCAAAAGACTATCTCTTTGCTGTCCTCGAAGATGAAGTGAATAGAGCGAGTAACGGACGTTTCTATAAGGCTTATCCAAAAGTTGGTGACACGGTTCCTCTTCCAAGTGGCGTCGGTGGCAAGCTAAACGCTAATGGTGAACTGGTACTCTAAAGGGAAAATTGCATGGCACTACAACCTACCGAACAGGAACAGACTGACGCAACTAATGCACAAATGGAGGATATCCTAAACCCTCCTGTAGAAGTCGCTCCTGCCGCAACTGAGCTTGAGAGACCTACTGAACGTTCCGAAGAAATCTCAGGTATTGTTTCCCCATCAAATATGGTGGCAGATGATTACCAAGCTCCCCCGGTCCGTTTTAAACAAGCACTCACTCAATCTCTCACCCCGAGTGTTATCGCTGAAAATCCCGGAATTGAGAAGAGCTACTACGATAGATTTATTAAGCACGATGATACTGTAAGAGAAGCAAAATATCGTGATGCTATAAGTAAGTCTATTGGGTTCCTTATCCCTACGAATGCCCAAGAAGCAATTGAAGCACAAGGACGTCTCCCTATCACAGTGCAACGCGCACAAGCAGACGGAACAATTAAGCCCGGTAACTTCCAATTCGTGAGATTCGACGAGAATGCTACGCCAGAACAGCGCGGAGCATTGATGGCATCTCAAGGGGGCTACTACTTTGCCCAAGCTCTCGTGGACAACGCAGACCCGATGGCAATCGATAGTGTCCGCACACAAGAGAATCCTGAAGGGCAGTACGGGTATATTGCTCCACGGTACATTGAAGATATTCGTAAAGCAAAATCTCCTGCCGTAGGGTACACCCCATTAACTAGCACTCTCCTCGCAAAAGAAACTCCAACCGAAGGGTACGAGACACTCATCCCTATCCTCAACAAGCTCTCGAGTAATCCTGCTGATCATGCGGCACTCATCGCGGCCGAAGATGCAGGAGAAATGAAGATTGCTCGCGCTTTCCAAGGTGTGCGCGATACTGTCGGATTTGTCCTTGATCTTGCAGGATTTGTGGCAAAACCTTTTACAGAGTCTGCAACGTATGAGGCTGGACTCGAGTCTGGTTTATTCCTTTATGGAGAACCCCAGTACGAGATTGCAAAAGCAAACTCCCAAACCTTGAAGACAGACGCTAAGATTCAAGAAGACATGCGTAAGAAAGGTATGCTGATCTTTGATGAAAAGACACAAACCTACACCATGTCTCCTGAGTATATCTTCGACTACGCAAAAGCACTCGAAGCGGAGGGCTTTAGTCCTGAGGCCGCCGAGTCTTATTGGATGTATGCGCGTGATGCAGAAGATCGTGCGTATCGTTTCCTCGGAGAAGAAGTCCCCTTAGCTGTTGCCTCTGCTGGATTCCGCTATGGTTTAGCGATGGTACAGGTCAAACGATTCAATACGTGGATCGATAACAACTATGGAAGTGCAGACGAAGCGTTTAAAGCTGGTAAAACCGGCGGAGAGCTTGCCGCAGAGTACCTCGAAACCTACCCAGACCGTGCATTCAGCAACTGGGCACGTGGAATGTCTGCAAGCTCAATGCGTATTAACCTAAGTGTGTATAAAGATACACCCAACTTCTCAGCGGCAAACCAGATCCGTGTGCAATCGGAGCAAATGGCTCAAGCCACTAGCCGCATGGATGACCTCATCATAAAGAGAAATGCTACGGAAAATCCGCGAGAGATTCGCACACTCCAAGCACAGATTGACGCCGAGCGCAAAGCTATCGATGGCTTTGCAAAGAGGATCGAAAATGCACAGGGGCAAGTTCTCAAAGGAACATGGCTTGGCGACACATTCCGCACAACAGGCTACGGTATCCTCGGTGCGTCGGTAGCGGGTCAGGTTGTCTCAGATCACTTTGCAGGCGGGGAAGGGTCTCAAGCAATTGCTGAAGTTCTCGGATTTATGTCCGGACACACTGCAATGCAAATCACAATTGGCGGTACTAAAAAGCTCGTTAACGTTGCGGGTATGACGGGTGATGTATTAATCAATACCGCGATGATGCCTTTCACCACAATGGACCCTAATATTTTACGTAGGGCTGGTCTATACGACGAGCTGTCGTTCTCCCTAAACAAGACTGAGCGGCAAGTTCTCAACTCGATCTCAAATCTTTCTCCGGAAGCACGTCAGAGCGTCATCCAAAGCGCAACTTATGTACGTAATCTCCAAGATAAACTGAGCGGGATTATCAACCCACGTACTCAACAACCGTACTTTACTGATGACTTTGTACAACAAACACTCGGTGTAGTTACTGGGCTTAACGTCCTTCTTCTCGCAGAGAAACAGCTTGCACGTGGTGTAGATGTCACAGATATCACTGACATGGGTTCTGCCTTCTACGCGAAGGAAGCAATCCTCAGTCGGAAGGCAGAGCTTGCCAACCGCATGAACCAAGCTGTCGCCCAGCTACTCGGCGCGGCGCAATCAAGCACAGACGCGGATGTCCGCGAACTTGCCGAGGGTCTAGCGAGCTACAACGATGAGCTACGACGTGGCATCACCCGTGACTTGGCCGAGGTTGAAACAGTTCTTGACGAGCGTTTCGGTATGGTTGAAAGTGCGCTTTCAGGAAACCAAGACGCTATTCGTATGGTTGACCCGACATGGAAGCCGGGAGATGACCTCCCAGATATGTCTGAGTTCCTAATCAGGGATGATGAAAAGTACCGTAAGGTTCTTGAGTCTGTCGGTATGCCGTCGTCGGAGATTAGTGACCGTCTCAATGAGCGTATGAACGAGCGTCTGGTACGGATTAAAGAAGCGGCGAATGTTTACGCACGAGACTACGGGCGTACACCACAAGGTGGTGCGGATAATGTCGGCACATACCAATACTACATTACACGTTCACGCAACTATAATGCGGCTACACAACCCTATGAAGTGTTGTACTCCCAGTACGGCGACAACACCCTCATGGATGTTACGTCTTTCTACGATGAAGTAAACGTAGACCCAACGCTCGTCGAGTCGTTTAATGTACCTGCCGCATCCGCAGGAGCGCAACGTGAAGCAGGCTTAACAGCTAAACCGGCCCATTTCCGTAACTGGTCAGTCCAATTTAATGATGCGGCTGACCGCACAATGGCGCAACTCGATGCAGGGATTGAAAGAGCGGCCGCGGCTAACAACCTCGACGCGGAAGACCTTAAAGGTATGCTCTACGAAGCTGTTGGTCTTAATGCGAAGTCTAATGGCATCGATAAGTGGGAGAGAATACGCGGGGCACTCCGTGGAGACACCGACATTCCGGGTGTCACGGAAGAGAGTGTAAGACGTGTTCGTGCTCTTGTTATTGGTGGCCGTGTTCCTAAAAAGCCGGGGGAAGCTGGCGCAGTCGCAACTCAAGCTGACTTGGCTATGGATGACGATGCGTTAGCCCAAGCCGCAATCCAGCTTGCAAACAACATCCCACTCGCAATTACTCTCCAAGAATTCCACATGTTTAAGCGTGGGTTGAATGCGAGTATCCGTAAGACCTACAGTCGCGAGACGACAGGTGCCGGTGCCCTACAAGAACGCGGTATGGTAGATCGCCTCGATGAACTCGCAGAATCTGGCGACGGCTTCTACGATAACTTCTTTAATGCGGCAGACCGTCAGCCATCAAATGCGAGCACAGACTTAGCGGCGGCTAACAGAACGTTCCAAGTCGAATTCGCGCAACGTCATATGCGTCCGGGAACTCCGGGAGAAAAGATTGGTAAAGGCGTATCTCCAAAAGAAGCAACACCATCTTTAATCCGCGCAGGAGCTACAGGCCGTATTAAGCCAGACGAGTTCTTCATAAATATGCTCGGAGATCTGAGTGTAGCTGACCCTATAACTAAAGGGTTTGCGAGTACAGATACTGTTCTGCGTGTCAACAACGAGATCGCGCAAGTGGCTGGCAAGCACTTTGAAGAGCCGATTACTGTGTATACAGGAGGTCGTGGACAACGCACCGAAGTTGTTGGAGACAGGGGTGGCCACTACCAAATGGTTGAAGGAGACGAGGCGACGGAAGCATTCCGTGGTGCGTTAAAGCTCAAAGTTCTCGAAGTAATCCGCAACAGTCCTGCGGCGGCTCCGTTACGCAAAGCCCTATCAGAAGGCGCAATGTTCCCAGCACAACGGGAAAAAGCCCTACGGGATATTGCGGAACAAATGCAAAAAGGCGAGTCACTCTTCGCTGAAGAGGGAATGAACATGAACTTCCTCTTTAGTGTTTCAGAACTCAAAATGCTTCGCGCCAATGACGCAGGTTCGTACACACAAGTACCCCTCCTCGATATGGATAGTATCTTTAAGGAAGTGAGTATCGATACGATGTTCCGTGCCGATGATGAGATACGAGGGCTTGTCACCGCGAATATTGCAGAACATAAAAATACCGTAGCAAAGATGAAAGAAGAGTTCCGCGCTCGGGCAACGAAGGAATCCTACGAAAGAGACAAGCTCTCTAAAGCTCTCGAGAGTATCGACGCAGACCCTCAAGCATTTTTCTTCAAGCAGTTTAACGCTGGAGATGTTGGCTTTACCGAAGTCGAGAGCATCGAACAGCTCGTTAAGGCACGTATCACCAAGGAAGTTAACGCTGATATCGAAGCAGGCAACATGTCACGTGAAATGGGCCAGCAAAAGATCGATGATGCGGTCAATGCTTACAAAGGGTTACGCAAAGAGTATTTCTCAACGTGGATTCGCTCACAATCTGAGCGTCCTATCGAAGGACTCTCTGCTGTTGGCGTAAACTTCGATAACGGCGAACGCTTGATGACCGTGAAGCGTGGCTTTGATGGCGGCGCACTGCTCGAGTCAATCGGAGCAGGCACTGATGCAATGGCCCAAAAGCGTCGTGAAATCTTTAGCAAGATGACGGATAACGATGAAGAGCTATTCGAGACACTCCGTAGTATTGGTGAGTGGTCTGTCCTTCACAAGGGTAAGATGACTGAGGGAATGTCCGTAGATGGTGTTCCAACAGGACTATCTATCGAATCTTGGATCTCCCGTATCTACTCGATTAACCGCGGGGTTGTTTCTCCACGTTATGTCGGTGCCGAGGCCATGATCCAGAGCATCCGTATGCAAGGACTAAGTCTTGTGGAGGCGATGGTTAACGACGTTAAACTCGCGAAGAAAGTACAGGATATTTTAATCTCAGGGAAACCGCTAAAGACAGAGCAAGAGAATTTTGAATTCTTCCAAGCACTTTCAGTTGCGGCAGGAATGGTTGCGGTACGTGCAGACCGTGCTAACACAGCAGAGGAAAAGTCTGCGAAGGACGACGAACCTGTAGAAGCTGTCCTACCGAGTCAAGTAAATCAACAGATGGAGTTTTTAATGCCATGAAGAAAAAAGTATACGCAACTGACGGCCGTAAGCCGATGATGTGTGGTGGAGACACCAAGCGTCAGAAAAAATCATATGGGGGGAGTGTACGTAAAAAGTACGCAACAGGTACGCAACAGAGTGCCGTCACAAGTGATACAGTCGATACAACAATGGGTGCAGATCGCGCTCCAGATCGAGAGAAGCTACAAAGACGTCGCGGACAACTACTCAAGTTGATTGACGATCCGAAATACAGCGCGGAAGTAAAGGAAGAAGCTCGACAAACTCTGATGCAAATTGAGGCTGATTTAGGAATGTCTCCAACGCCCGGTCGTGCAAACGTTGACAGATAAATAATAAGAAGAAGACACAACACCAAGAACTTGCCCCGGCTACACGCCGGGGTTTTTTTATGTCCGCTCTTCTCGAATCTTCTCGTCGAGACTCCTAAAGTAGTGCCTCACAATATTACCGATCCGGGGACCATAAGCAGGATCGCCCAAGTTTCTAAGGGTGCGTTCCATTCCAATAGTATCGACGCAATCAAGATTAAACTCAAGGTTTCCATCACGATTTAACTCTATAGTAAATGTTAAAAGTTGTGCTTTAGGTTCAGCCATACGAATCCTTACGTAAATTAAAGATTAATTATCGTAGTCCTTGTCGTATGGCTTTCTGTGTCGTAGCCTATTTCGTAAATCATAAATCATCTTACGTGCAGAGTCAAGCAAATCAGCGTTACCTAACATCGGATTTTCTCGTGCGGCATCCGCATTGAGTCTCAACCTATCTAGCATTGTCTGTACTTGCTTGTCTGTCATTAGGCCGCTTCCTCCACTCGAGTTTCTTCTGCCTTGGGCCAACCCCAATCCCCTACCATACCATTAGCATTGTAGTCTGTCACTGTCCCCTCGAAGAAGTTCTTGTGCGACGCTCCGTTGATAATCCAGTCTAGCCAAGGTAGTGGATTTTCTTTGACCTTCCAGTTTCCTTTGAGCCCGAGCATAATGAGCCGTCGGTCCGCAAGGTATCTGATATACTGCTTAATCTCCTCGGGCGTGACACCTTCCACTTGGCCCATCTCAAACGCATTATCAATAACTTTGTCTTCCAACGCCACACCAGTCCGGAACATGTCGTAGATATCTTTCTTAAACTCATCTGTTACAACTCGTGGGTGCTCTTCGCAGAACTCCCTAAATAATTTAACCATACCCTCGCAGTGCATCGACTCGTCACGGATAGACCACTCTACGATCTCACACATGCCTCGCATCTTTCCGTACCGTTGATAATTTAACAGCATCGCGAACGCACTAAACAACGACATACCCTCGTTCATCACAGAGCGGGCGATTGCCTTCGCCATACCTGACACACTATGCATGTCAATATCGGACATGAACTCCACTTTTGCAGACATTGCTTGGTACTCACGGAATGCGGAGAACTCACTCTCGGGCAAACCCAACGTGTCATTTAATAGTGCGTAAGATCTTTGGTGTACAAACTCACGGTTAGCGAACGACGTGAGCATCGCACGTATCTCATTGTTCTTGAGTTTCGGGATGTAGTGCTCGAGGTAGTTTGTCCCTACCTGTACGTCCGATTGGGTAAACAACTTGAGGATTTGCGTGATGTGGTGCTTCTCTTGTGCCGACAGCTTACCACCCTGCCACTGTGCTACATCCTCTTGTAACTTTGCCTCCCATTCTCCCCAATGAACTTTCTCATGGGATACCGCGTATTCAACAGCCCAAGGGTATTTGAAGGGCTTGTAAACCTTTGATTCTTCTAATAAAGACATCGTAAGTCCTTGTTTTATTTGTTGGAAAAAAAGGGCCCCGAAGGGCCCACAAAGCGACGGGGATCAGTCCGTCATTGGGGAGAAAACCTATGTCCCACTACCTATGTTAATGTACCCCGTATCGGGCGTCAACCACTTTCGTCCACAAAGATTCGATCCCAAAAAGCTCATCATTCGAGACAACTTTTCGTGCTCCGTATCCGTAGTCGTGGTCATGGGCTCGAGCCTCAAACGTTTCCTTGTCGAGCCATCCTACAATAGTTACCTGATCATCATGCTCAGTTGTCGCAACCAACACGGCGACGTCAGCCTTGAAACTATCGAAGTCATCAAAAATTAAGTCGCCATCAGAACGTTTAGTGTACTTAACATCAATACCGATGTCCTCAACCCAGAGGTCAACTCCACCGTCTGTCACAATATTTAACGTAGGAAGTTTGCAACCGAGGATCTTTGCAACGGCATACTCCGCTTTAAATCCTTGGATGTTGGATAGAACACGATTCTCATCCGGAGTGTCTAAGCGAGGTGTGAACTTTTGCATTTTACACACCTTCACGGTATCTCTACCTAAGACCTCACACTCATGTAAATCCTGTCGTGTTAACTTAATCCGCATCTTCTAGTCTCCGTAGCTTTAGTTCTAGATCGAGTAGCTTCCAGTTTAGCTCTTCAGCCTTGTCAAATTTTCTCTTGACCGAAGCTTTCAGAATACGATGATACATCTTGAGCATCTTCCGTTTCAACTTTCTTGTTGTCATTGCCGAATATCCTATCGAAGTTGTCCCTATACTTTTGTCTGTCTTGAGGGCGCATGGCATCTCCTTTGCCAGCGTTAGTCCGAGTCATCTCCCGGTACCTCTTGTCCGTCTTCGTACTCATTTGATTCTCCGTGTAATTGATCGTACATGTCCATAAGCCCGCTGTAGCACATCGGACAGAGAGAGAAGGGTAGGATACCGAGGTACCCTTGAACGCCTCCCTCTGACTCTATATCGAACTCACAGGAGCATATGTTACATTTGTTGTCAGGTTCTAGCCGTGACATGAGACGCACTCTTCCGCATCTTGGAGCGCAACTCGCTCAACCGCAAGGCCAACTTTGTCCGCTTCGATACCGGCGTCAGTCCGGAGGTAATAGAGCGATTTGAGTTTCTCCTTCCACGCTCTAAGATGGACCGAATTGACATAAGACGCAGGCGAATTTGCCGGGAAGAAAAGATTGACTGACTGGGCTTGGCAAATATACTGCTGTCGGTCTCCCGCGTGTTCAACAACCCAGCCTTGATCAATTTCATACGCAGTTTTAAAGACCGCCTTCTCATCGTCGGACAGGCATTCCAGATGCTGTACCGAGCCCTGAGATGCAACCACTGTCTTCCATACAGACTCCGTGTTATTGCCTGACGCATCTAAGACCTCCTCCAGTTTCGGGTTCTTGACGAGATGAGCACCCGCACGAGTACGATGGGTGTAAGCATTAGACTTAATAGGCTCAATGCTAGCAGAACAGCCGCAGATAATAGAAGAGTTAGCGTTTGGAGCGATAGCGAGAAGGTGAGCGTTGCGAAGTCCCGTACCCCGCATATCAGGTGCCTCACCTTTTTCTTGCCCAAGACGCGCACTCTCCGCGACAGCTTGTGCTTTGATGTCGGCAAAGATACGTTGGTTCGCAAACTTTGCAGAAATACTTTCCCACGGGATATTATTTGCTTGCAAGTATCCATGCCAACCCATCGCTCCTAGGCCGATTGACCTTTCTCGTTTAGCTGAGTAAACAGCTTTTGAAAGTTCTCTTGGTGCATTTTGGATAAAGAATTCAAGGACGTTGTCCAAGAATCGAACCAAGTCTCCAACCATTCCGGTGTCACGCCACTCGTCGTACTTTTCGAGGTTGACGGAGCTGAGGCAACAAACTGCTGTGCGTTTCTCAGATGTTGGGAGAGTGATTTCAGAGCAAAGGTTAGACCCTCTAACTGCGAGTCCAAGTGCTTTTTGAGAATCTGGTAACCTTCGGTTGGATTCATCGATGAAGTGTAAGTAAGGTGAGCCAGTTCTGAACCGAGCTTCAAGTATTCTTTCCCACAAGCTTCTAGCTGGGATTGAATCTCTGATAGATCCGTCATTAGGGTCTCGTAATTGCCATTCTGTGCCATTTTCTACCGCCTCCATAAAAGCGTCTGTAATGTTTACGGCGTTAAACAGGTTAAAGCACTTCCTGTTTATGTCGCCTCCTGTTGGTACTTTAAAGTTAATAAACTCGATAATGTCAGGATGTGACACATCGATGTATGCGGCGTAGGAACCTTTACGTGTTCGTCCCTGTTTCCAAGCTGTCATGCCGGAATCAACGACTTTCATGAAGGGGATAGGGCCCGGTGCTTTGTCGCTTATACCACGTACATCAGACCAGTGACCGCCGACTCCACCTCCTTTGACAGATAACCATGCAACTTCGCTATTGTGAGCAATAAGGGAGTCCAGATTGTCACCAACATAAGTAAGAAAACAACTGATAGGAAGACCCTTGATTGCTTGTCCATCCGCTGGTGCGTTAGACAGTACAGGTGAAGCAAACATAAACCACCGCTTGCTAGCATAGTCATAAATGCGTTGAGCAAAAGCATAGTCTCCCTCACAGTAAGCTAGTGCCGCACGGGCAAACGCCTCCTGCGGGCTGGTCTCTTCCGGAAGCATGTAGTAGTCCGTGAGAAGTTTTAGGGCTTGGCCTGAAAATTGCTCATCTCTATCATAGTCGATAGCGATTTTATTACAGTACATTGCTTCCATCTTATTGCAGTTCCTTTATTAAGCGTTCGACATACCACTTGCACTTACTTGCGTTAATTTCAGGGCTGTCTTTTTTGTGCAACCGCAATAAATATTTTATTGCAGTGCAACGTAAATGTCCAGTAAATTCTTCATCAGAACAAAAAGCTCTCATAACTTCAATAGCCTCAAGCGTTTCTGTCTTGTAGTGGTCGGGGTTTATGGGGTCACTCATTGCACAGATCCAAAGTCAGCAGTGATAACATTCCCTTCCATGTTTTTGATGCGCTCTCTGTGGTCTGGTTTTAACTCTTCTTCTGGGACGATTTGACCCAGTGCCTCCAACGTAACCCGTTCCAGTCCCATGTCGTAGAGGTCTTCGAAGTTTTCGTGGACAGCCCCAAGCAATCCTTGAAGGATGACATACGTCGGGTCAACCATAGTCTGACCTTCAACCTCATTGTGAGTAGGGCGAGTTGCGTATGCGCGGATAGTAAAACCATCCGAGTCTTCATCTTCATCGTCATTTGGCTCCAAGACAATATAGTACCTTCCTTTGAGCAAACCTGCCTGCTCGAGGGCCATAATTTTTTCAGGATCTAGGGTTAAGTCTGTCATATTTTTTTCTCCAACCACTCTAGTGGAATCATACTGTCTGCCCAGAGAATACCGTGACGCTCACACCATTTGCCGTAGGTAGTCTTACTAGACCTATTTAATTTGTTTGATGCTCTCAAGAAAAGCATACGAATGTCAAGGCAGGGATTATCTCGTATTACGAGCAACATCTTCTGTCTGTCAGCAGGACTAAAGAATCCTTTAGCCTCTACGTAAATATCCGACTCCGGTAAGTAGAAGTCTGGTATATAGTTCTTCGGCTTGGGGTAGTAGACCAGCTTATGTGCTTCGTATTCATATTTGACCCCACGTTCCGCAAGATACTTAGCAACCTGTAGCTCGTAGTCTGATCGGAACTTATGTCGTTGTGGTTTACTCATAGCTCACCATATGTCGTTGTGGTTTACTCATAACCCAACCAGTGCTTGTATCGAATTACTTAACCTTGTGTAAAGCTTGGGCGAAGTTGCCTCAAGTTTTTCCAAGGCAACCGTGTATTCATCCGCGGGAAACAGGATGATACGTCCTGCGTTTACTGTGTTAGCAATCGCGACAGTCTCGTTGGTGTTGACCTTACCGTCCCGTTCCCACGTTTCGTGAGATAGAGGCTGTCCGAAGTGTTGCCACATTGTCAACGGTAAACAACGTTGAAAGTTACGTGCCCAACGAGTCCACGGGTCTCCGCCTGCCTTGTCATGCGCTTCGATGTATACCGCGTACGCATTCTCATTCAGGTACAGAGCCTGACGATCCACTTTCTTCGTCATCAATATTGGCATCACTATTTCCTACTACAATACGACGGAGAGTTGCCAATCCATCAACTTTAACACCCAAACCATAATCTTCAATATTTAACTGACACAGCACCTTTCCGCGTTTGTAAGTCATATCCCCAATCTGGTAAATCGTGTTGTGGATAAGACCTTCGGTAAGTGGGCGTAGATCTTGCATTAAGATTTCGTTATGCTTTTCAACATCTTGAAAAATCCTATGACGAAGTTTAGCTAACTTCCCTTGTAGCTCGATTACTTTCCTTACATCCTTCTCGTTCATAATTCCTTAACCTTCAATGTGTGGTACCACGCTAGGGGTTTTGTACGCGCACGGGAAGTAACTTTCTCATGCTGTATAGCTTTAGGCCAACAGTGCTTTCGATACCCACAGAACGTACAGCTTTTATTAAGCAACTTATTTCCTGTGTATATCTTCGTGCCTTGCAACGTGTAGTGCTCATCTTCGGGCTCCATCGGCGGCTTCTTAAACTTGAAGTTTGACATGAGAGCTTCGACAGTGTTGTGAGCCTCAGTCAAATATAACGCACGATCTTCTGCTTGGTCCTGCGGTGCTTGCACAAACTCAATCTCTCCGGAAGATTTGTCAACGACAATCCATCCACCGAAATCCAGTCCTTTTGCTTGAGCATACAGGTGTCCTTGCATGACATACCCGAACGGGTCATCTTCCTTAATACCCGCGTAACCCTTACCGAACTTTTGCTTGAAAGAATAGGGGCTTGCAGACTTAACGTCCCAAACCTTTTCTCCATCAACTTCATCTTCCATGACGAGGTCGAGCGTACCTTGTACATTCTCTGACGCAATCTCTAGGTTACATTTACTCTGTGCTTCGACAATCTTTACTCCGGCCCCTTTAAGTATTGCCATCACAGCACACTCAACGAGATCTCCTATTAGGAAACGTAAGATTGCGTTATAGCTCATCTCCTCTTCTTTGCCGTCTCTTCCTTGCACTTGTTGGCAAAGAGGGCGTCCGAGACCCGACATACGAATACGCCACTTCGGGTCTCGGTTAAATTGTTTCTCGAGTACCTCTCGGCAATCCCTTGCGAACTCCTCCAAGACAGAAGAGGGAAGCGTAGCTTCCCCCCTCGTTGCTTGTTGCAAGAAGTTCTTAACTCGAACTTCAGCCATCATTAGTTGAAGTCCGCCGCCAAGTCAATTTCTTGCTCGCTGGCTTTGCCTTTGAGTGCTTCCTTGTGCTGTTCCAAGATTCGATGGTTGGACGCCGCAACAGTCTGAACGAACATTCCTGTTGTTTCAAAATCCTCCTCCTTCATCTTGAGAGTTTTACTCGGAGTAAACACTGGAGTGAAGTATGTGACGCTACCCATCTTGTGACGCTGAGTAGTCAGGTCAAAGAGTTGCTCACTCATCAGAGTGCCCTTCGGTAGACGGTCAATTGCTTCACGAGCAGGGCGGAAACCCGAACGCTTGAAATACGCAACCACAGGAAGATCTGTAATCTTCACATCCGTACCTGTCGCAGTTTTACCTTCCATAGAAATTACTGCGTA